ATTAACCCCTTGAAGATCAGCCTCTCGAAGATCAGCCCTTCGAAGATTAGCCTCTTGAAGATCAGCCCATTCAAGACTAGCCCATCCAAGATTAGCCTCTTGAAGATCAGCCTCTCGAAGATCAGCCCTTCGAAAATCAGCCTCTCGAAGATCAGCCTTTTGAAGATCAGCCCCGTGAAGATTAGCCCCGTGAAGATTAGCCCCTTGAAGATCAGCCTCTCGAAGATCAGCCCTTCGAAGATTAGCCCACGCCAAGGAAACAAACTCTCTAACGGAACCATCTAAAAATTTAATCTTGTACACAATTAACCCCACTAAGCCATTGATAACAGGTGGCGCACAGTGCAGACAGGCTGATCGTTGTAGCGTTCTCGGTTCCATTCGGCAGCGGTTGCTGTCGCTTCCTCCTCAGTAGTGTGTACTGTGAACCTCCAACCACCATTACCACTCGTGTGTTTGATTGGCTGGCCGTTCCGCACGACAACCCACAAATCAACGACCTGCTTGATGGCATCCCAATCAGCACACCTCGTCAATGGGCCAGCTTCACACTCGAACTCATAAGATTCTAGTTTTTCGATAAGATTCATTGTCGTCTCCTGTTTCTGTCAGAGTGCATTGCTTTGTACCACTCATCGTATTGCGGCTTCTGTGGGCACCAATCCATGTGCGGGTTACTCTCTGGTCTCCCGTTCATCGTATGTGCATACCCGCCGCAGGTGCAGTATTCGTCAAATCTCTTGAGGCTTTGCGCTTCCTCTTTTGTCATGCCAATCCTCCGTAATGCTTAGTTAGATGTTATACACGTTCCAAATATGAAATTACTTCATCCAGCATCTCTGCTTTACCTTTCAACCAAAGTACGTGATCGCTCATGGCGTGGGTACTAAAGTTTTCCCTGATGTCTCTCAATTCCTCTATTATTGCGTCAATGTCGCGCACGTTGCCATTTATGGCATAACACTCGTTATCCGCTATGCCATTTCCGTATTTTTTCCAGTTAATTTCTGTCATGTTTCCTCCGTCAAATGATTTGTGTCACAATTACGAACCGAACCTGCTCATCTGTCTACGCGCGATTGCTTGCATTAGCCGGACGTCGCGCTTTGGCAATTTGAGCGCCGCGTCAACCCAGCGCAGCGTGTCGAGGTGCATGGATTGCCATGACGGTTGGTGTGCGGGGCGGATCGACTCGACCCAGCCCGAGAACGTGCGGGCTTTGTGTTGCCAGCTCGGATCGCGGTAGTCATCCATCTCGTCGCGAGTGGCGATCCGGTCGATCACTCCGGCGGCGAGCAGAGCCTCAAGGTCAAGGAGCTCCCCTTGATGGACCATCCTGCCGATGACGTCGCCGTCGACACCACGCGCAACGAGCAGTGCTTCCGCCCCCATGCCTGGCCAGAGGCCGAACCGGGACTCGGGGAATTGGAGAGTCGCGCCTTCCTCGACTACGACGTACTGTGCGCCTAGCGCCGCCTCAAGCCCGCCGCCCAGGCATTGACCGCTAACAAGCGATATTGTGTTGTATCGACCATCCCAGCCGGTTAGATGTTCGTAGACCAGGGCGGTCGCAGACAGCGCGTACTCTGCCAGAGTTTCGCGGTCTCCGGCCAGCACGCAACGGGCAAACAGGTCGAGATCCCCGCCGAGTGAAAACACGTCTCGCCGGGCAGACTGCAGCACGTGGATGTTGCGCATCCCCCTGCGGTGCAGAACCATGAGCGCGCCACCCCATTGTTCCATGTGCTGCAGTAGGTCGTGCGTCATGGTGAGCGGAGTTTGTTGCCGTATTACGTATCGCTGTATGTTGATCATGTGTTATCTCCTGTTACGTCCGACCAGCGGCACCAGTCGCCGTCGTCGTCCGGGATCATCGTGCCTTTGCCATACGGCGGCGTGTGGATGCTGTAGCGCTGCGGGGCGGGACTCGGTGCGTCCACATCAACCCACAAATCAACTATCTCCTTGATGGCACCCCAATCCACACACTTCGCCAGTGGACCAGCTTCGCACTCAAACTCGTACGATTCTAGCTTTTCAATAAGATTCATTGCTATCTCCTGTTTCTCGGTTCAGCTTTCTGCCTCACCATGGTTAATATATTACTCCCTTTTTCTGCGCCGTCAAATGATTTGTGTCACAAAACTGCACCGCTCAACAATCACGGCCCGCGACGCGCCATACAGCCGCCTGTACTCAGCAGGCTCCAGATGGATAACCCCATCACAGTCACGATGTCCGGCTGGGAGTGCTGTTCTGTTTAGTCGATGCCGTTTGACTGGTAGTGTGTACGCTTCAGCTCGGCCACGAGGTTGCCACAACACTGTGTCACCAGTTGAACGCCAGGTGGCGGCGGGATCAATATGTGCGTGCGTACCCTGAGCCATGATTGCCGCGCGAAAAATGACTCCTACCACTTGCAGCGTGACCTTCAACCATCCGGGTGTCGCCAACACGTCCCACAAATCCGCGTCGGCTGGGACTAGTGGCGCTCGATCACTGTCTAATTCCAGCACTGTAACGGCGCGAGGTAAGCCGTAATGCAATGCAACGTTTTGACCAAACAGCGGACCCGATAGGATCTCAGCGCGCTGCTCAGCTACATACTCACCTGCCACTGTAAGCTCAGTGGCTGGTGTGATTGCCCGTGACACCTGCGCCAAATTGCCATCTGATAGGTGTAGGTGCCAGCCACTACATTGTACAAGTACCTTCATGATCATCTCCTGTTGCGTCCCACATGTGCATATTGTTTGGTAAGCGTATCCACGCACCAAACCTGACTCGAATCTACATGTGGAACATAAGGTCCTCTACGCTCCCACGCAGGCGGTGCGTGCTCAGGTGGTTGCGCGTGATAAGAGGCTACATAGAGACCTAGTGCCACTGGTCCGTATACAACTAAGGACGGGAACAAAATGAAAAACATGATTCTCAGGTACTCCTTCATCACACGGTCCTGTTCAAGGCAGCCAATTCTTTTTCAAGTTCAGCTTTTCTTGCTGCTTTTACATGTCTAGTGCTTTCTTGCCCAAGCCGCAAGCCTACGACTAGTTTGAATATTTTCCAATCACTCTTCGCTACCATACAACTATGCTTTTTTTTTTTTTTCAGCTTCTGTTAAACTCATTTGCGCGGCTGAATCTATATCGATTGTTAATATAGCTGAGCCAAGATATAAATTTTGCTCTTTGAAATATTCTCCAGTTTTGTATTGTAGTACATACATTTGTTCGGCCATATCAATCTCCAAGAAAGTTTATTGCGAAAGGATCTCGCTGACGCACTCGATTATCAGTGCCGCGTAATTCAATGAGACCATCAGGATTAGTCTCGCTCTTGTGTCCAAGGTTCCAGCCCACAAGCATTTCTGCTGGCACATACCAATCGCGTTGGGATCCGTCTGGTGCAGTGAGAGTAAAGTGCTCTTCCATTAGTTCAATCATCTTGGTGGTAACTTCGGTTTCGTCTTCCTCGTTGTACCGCATTCCAAGCTCATCGTGTTTTTGAAGAAAGAGTTCTGCAGGTAGGTTGCCATAGAGGCTTGCCTGATGAAGTCGTACCATTGCTCGATTGGTGTAGTCTGCTGCAGGGCTCTGACCGTCGTGGGCGATTGCTTCACGAATGGTGGAGTCGTCAGATGGGCGACCAAAGAAGCGGCGAGGCCGACCGAAGATTGTGGAGTATTCACCGTGTACCTGGACTTGCTCAATGATCCAATTGTGCCATTGACGAATTTCAGGGAAGATTGCAAAGTAAACATTTTGGTAGTGCTGAACGAGGCCGAAGTCAATGTGGGATTGCTTGGCCATGTTAGCTGGCTTTCCAAAGTAATTTGAGCCATGGCCTAAAGTTTTGCTACAGTCTCTCCGACTCTTTCCACGATAAGCTTCCATGCCTGCGAGCCTCTTGGCAGCCTTTATCATGTCTTTAGGAAATGGTCCATGCTTGATAGTCCATTCAACAGTAAAATCCTCTGGCCACGGCAAGTCTTCCCAGACCATAGAACAAGCCAGACTGTGCAGGTCTCCGCATTCCGTAGCCGCAAGATAGCGCACTGCACCGAACTGCAAGTAGCATCGCGCTGCAACCATGCGACTTTCAATTTGTTCGTAGTCAGGAGTTGCTGACTTTTGTCCTCGTAGTGAGGTGAAGATGATGCGCAACGGTGGGGTTACGTTTTGACTATTACCAGTTACTGCAATCTTCTCGTGTTGCCTAACAAGAAAATAGGAAGAAGGTACAGAGAGACAATATGCTGGACCATTGTAAGGTCGTAGTATTTTATTCTCTTTACTAACTACTGCCCAACCTCTAGGCTTGATGTTAATCTTATACATATAGGTATCGGACCGAGAAGCAGCACTTTGTTCTTGACCTACAATGGTTGCTCCTCGTCCACAAATGTGCGCAAGGGTTTGAATCCATACAGCTCTGTCATATCGTGCTGTAAAGAAAATGTGGGATTTTCCTCTTGGACTCCCATCCCAAAAAGCAAGTTCATTTAAAATTGCTTCAGCACTTTCTGAAGTAAGATCAAAAATCCAAGGACCCCAATCTGTTGGGTAGTAATTTGGTATGTTGAATGAAAACCGTAACTTGATGTCTAGATGGCTGCTTTTATATTCTTTCCATTCAAGACCATCTTCAAGTAGGAGTTCTCTTATTCGATTAATCTTACGATCCTTTTTTAAATTGCACCTCCACCAACAAGTGTTTGGATTTTCTAGTGTTCCGTCAGCTAGATAAGCAGCAATTAGTCTTGGAGCTGACCATTGTGATCCATCTTTGAAAACACCACTAAGCTGCAATCTAACAGGACTTTTTCTTTTGAAGAGTTCTTGTGCGGTAGCCTCAAAAAATTCTGGTCCTCTATGATGTCCTCCTAAAGCCATGCGATGGTTGTCAGTAACTGACATTCCCATTTGTTCGCCAACAAGACAATGTAGATTACCCTCGTAGTATGTTGTAACCGGTTCTGCCGGTGCCCACTCCATTGAACCATCCGGCCACCATTGCATTACGAGGTCTCCAGACTTAATTTCTTCTAACCGTTTCCAACCTGTTGGAGTAAGTGCCTCAGCCCCAGGCTCAAAACAGTTCCACCCTCGGTTGTCGTAGTTGGACTTCTTGGAGGACAACCTGCCAGTTTCTGTCACACACCCGAAGCTGGAGTAGAAGACTCCTTGGTCGAGTTTGCAGTTGAGGAACTGGAGAATCTTGGCAAGATCAGCATGTTCTAGACAGAGTCTCAGGAATGGTTGCGCCCAATAAGCAGCTTCAGAATCATCTTCGCTTGCGCGATGCAGGAGTTTCTCAAGCGTGTTTCGGTCAACTCCTGGGGTGTACTCACCAGACGCAGATCGGGTGCGGTACTCACGGAGCCCTTTGGTACGGCCCCAAGGTGGGTGGAAGTCTTGGAAGCGTTGGTTGGTTTCTTCATTGGTATCGATTCCGAAGAAGTGGTAGAAGAGGCGGAGCTTTTGAGTATTGGAATTTAAGTTGAATGGCTCGTCGAGTTCTTTGAGCCAGCGCTGGAAGAGCTGGGTTGTCTTAGCGTCTGCGGCTTGCTTCCATTGGCGGCGAAGCGTGAGTGGAGTTTCAAGCCACTGCCTCCATGAACGAGGGAGAGACGCAGACGATTCTCCTGTTGTCGCTGCAAATCGAAGGGTAGCGATGTCACGGTAGTATTCATAGTAACCTATGGCCTCTAGCAGTCGATGCATGTAAGATTCAATCTTGGACTTTTCGGCCTGAGTCTTGCGGATCATCTCCCCTCGTTTGCCAACGTCTACTGTGATTCCAGCGAATGCCATTTGTAATAGGGCACTTTGCTGGTCCATCTCGAACTCATAGACTTGGCAATGGTCCGGCCGCATTTCTACTTGGATGCCTGCGTGGATCTCATGTAGGGTGAGATTGTCGTAACCGTTGTACCAAGCAAGCTGGCCGAGAACGTCGTGAGGGACGCCGTCAGATGTACGGATGATTCTCATTAGGAAGTCCAATCTTCGTGTCTACCTACTTTCTCCATCTTTTTTCTGAGGATATTAAGGACCTCGTTTATTCGTATTGCTTCATCACATAGCTGATATGGATATATATCAGGAGTTATACTACAAATTGCTGCTTGGGCTCCACGAATTCTTAATAACATCCAATTTCGTTTCTTAGATAAATTCTTATCTCCCATACGTTTCCATTCGGTGGTACCGTTTGGTGTCTCATATCTGGAAGTAGCCATTAGGAATCTCCTATAAGTTCTTTGCGGACTCAAGAGCCTCAGTTATAACTTTCTCATGTATGCTATCTACTGGCTGGTACTCGGGCTGCATTGCCTCCCGAATCGCTGCCAGCAAAATCGTCACCGCCCGTTCAACATCTTCTTCAGCAGGACCATCAGGCTGACCTGCACCGATAACGATGCCTTGGGTCTTGGCTGCCTTGATGAGGTTGCGAATTGGTGGCATCACTAGTTCAAGAGTAGTAGCTGGTGGTTTTTTAGTACACTTACGTTGACGTTGGTAAGAGTCCTTAGAACCTTTTGGGCGACCACGAGGACGAGAAGAGTTAGTCATTGATTGTTTCAATCAAATGCTTTCGTTTTTTCAGAATCTTTTCTGATGTTCTTCCATGAAACCTCGTCAAGAAAGATAGCACCCAAATCATATAAACTCTTATTTAATTCGGGCCAGAGTGCATGTGCTGCCTGCATCGTGTCATGGCAATAATTTTCCACCACAATTCCCATACACTTAGCAAGCATGAAGCAGTCATAGTTAGCACCATTTTGGCCAATCTTGGGAATGGAACTAGAGCAAACATGTTTCACAAATTTCCATGCTTCGACTTCCGTCTTGGTGTCTGGCCACCATTGCTTATAAGTGCTACCTTCTTTCCAGCAAAATGGAATGTGGAGAGCATGGTGGGGGTCACTGGCAAAACCAACTTCACTCACTTGCACTGCCTTCAAAGTTTCAATGTCAAGAGCCAGTAATTTAGTCTTGCTGCCATATTGCTCCCACCATTGCCAAAGATCCGCAATAGTTGGTTCGGTCCAGATTTCTCGCTCAACTAACCGGATCTCTGGAAATGCTGATTCACGTTTAGCTTTATACAAATCAAAGAGGGTTGGGACTCTGTTGCTCCAATTAAGTAACACCGTAGACGGGTTATAAGTTGGAAGTACTTTACCTAATTCGTGTCTGTGTACAAAACCTCTAAGTTTGCTTATAGCAGTTCCCATTCCAAGTACCCATGTTGCCGTGGGTCCGAGAGAGACAATGAGATTGGGACGCAAACTGTGCAAATCATCCAAGAGTTTTCTAATACTATGTGTCCACTTTGATCGAACCCATTTGTGAGAGGATCCGAATTGTCGATGAGGGAATGAATCATCGATAGAATCTGTTCGGCTTCCATAGAAGAACTCCACATTGTTGTTCTCCGGTTGAGTATTGAATACAGTAAGAAGTGGGATACCACTCCGTGCCCAGATACGAGACATAGAATGTGGACTGATGTAGTTCTTACGAAGAGGTTCAAGTGGGAAACCTGCATCGCATAATAATCTATACAATTCTTGACCTGCTGGTCCAACAAACGGTGTACCTATTTGAGCTTCATGCTCATCATAAGTTTCACCAATAAAGACGATGGAAGTCACTTGTTTATGATCTCAACAGTTTGATTGTATTTTTCTACTGAAACCAGCAGCACACCATCACACCCAAGTTTACTAATTGGCATCTTGTCAATTGCGTCAGTTAACTTTTCAATATGGGTAATTGCTTCAAGTAATAGCTTAAGTGTTGGCAGCTCCTGGGCATAAAGCGAAAACTTGTCGTGATGCTCCTTCAATCTAGTAAGAAGTGGTTTATTATTCATACAAGTTCTCCATTCGGCAGGTAAGTTTTACAAAGTTGTTTCCACATAGCATACACTGCTTTGCGTCTTTTTAAAAGAGCTTCAGCAGTCTTAGCTCGCTCGCTTGGTGGTGCAAGTCGATAAGTCACAAGTTCTTGATTGGTGTGCTTTTGCTCAAAGTTTTTGTAGGCGTTAAATTCAGCTTCAGAGCTAAAGGTACCATACTCACTGGATCTGTCTGGTTGTGGGTGGAAGTGGAGGGAGAATTGGTGCATCAGCTGAGGCTCTTATTTTCCATGAAGAGTAGTGAAACCTAACTCTAGGTGGTTACATAAGTATATCTCTCTAGCAAGTGCTGCATCTTCTAATGTTAAATAGGTTCCTATTGTAATTTGGTGCCCTTCATTCTTTACATAGGCTCGATACTTCCCAGTATCTTTTCTATATGAAACTCCAGTAACTCCGGATGTGTTATTATTTTGCTTCCTCTTGTTTTTGTTGTTAAGTTTTTGAGGTACATCACGAAGATTACTCCAAGTGTTGTCCCAAGTGTTACCATTTATGTGGTCGATTCCATGTGTAGGCCAAGAACCTGTCATATCCAACCATATTACTCGGCTAAGTTGGAATAAAGTTCCAAGTATGGTTATCTTTGGATACAGTGTACTCTTTACCCAAACACCAAAGTATTCTCCTGGTTTAGTTGGACAACCTTGCCGAGATTGTAAACATAACACTTCTCCTGTTTCTGGTTCGTATTTGGCAAAAGATCGAAATTCTTTTAGTATTTGTTCTTCTGTTATCATGAATAATCTTCCTGTCTAAACCCTTTGAATACTGGATGTCTAGGTAAATTTAAACTACCTTTCTGCATAGACTTATAAACTACGATGCGACCAGAAAGAGAGGCTCGTTGTGCCCAAAGCAGGTGGCGGTCTGCATCAGTGAAACCGGTACCAATAGCAAACGTACCTGTGTTTCCCGTTGCACTCAAATCTCTACAAAGTAGTGCCCCCAATTTGTTACTACGTACTTTCCCTGCTTGATGGTGACTGCGACGCTGGAGTCCAAGCTGATTTATCTCTGGATCATTCTCATTGTGCATCAGCTCTTCGTATCCAACCACCACTGCCTCAGCATCCACAAATGGTTTGATCTTGAGCATCCATTGTTGGCGAATAGTTGAGCGACCAAACTTATAGGTGCCAAGTGGGTCTCTGGTGATAGCACCTTCAGCATCAGAAGGAAGTTGTTCTTCAAGAAATTCAATAAGATGCTTTGCATTTAGAATTTCTTGGTGTGGGTGTTTGCGTAGTTCGATGCTGTCCCCGAGATTGGGAAATTGGCGATCTTGAAGATTTATAAGACGCTTACCAAATGACTCCTGTGGTTGATTAAATAAGTCAAAGATGTGGAATGCAAAGGAAGGTTCGCCACCAAAACTGGCAAAGGCTGAGCTAGTTTCGTTGAAATGATTAGATGCGATCAACTCGCCGTCGAAACCAATGAGTGCTGGGTGGTCAAGCATAGACTGCACATAATGGTTACTGATCGGTTTCAAGCTTGCACTTAATGCTATAGCATCATAAGCGGAATCAAAGTAAGATTCATGCTTAGGTTCAATTGGAATGTTGTTTAGTGCCCATTTAATATCACAAACAAGACAACGCCAACCATCAATTTTTTCACTAGCGAGAAGTGGGTAACGAAGAGTAGTGAGATCAGAAGGAGCTGGAACCCCTTTCATGGGACGAAATTTAATCATTGCTGTCTCTTATTTGTAAAGGTTAAAGCCATCCCTGGCTGACTATGTTCTTTAATGTTTAGTCCTTAGTACAATCCCAAAGATGAATTGTTCGTTTTAGTGCATCGTGTTTCCGTTGAAAAGAAACAAGCCAAGAAGCACATGTAAAGTCAGTGCCGTCTACTTGAAGTGCGCCAGTTTCATTGGCTTGACCAGACGTTACTTCAAAAGGCTTTTTACCTTTAAGATCTGGAAAAATCATAGACACAGGAAGAACAACAGTATCGGAATAGTATCCCTGATAAGTTCCAGTAGAATCCTCCTCATAAGCCGATGCAGTTGTTGCAGCAACCTTGTACTCATCATCGGTATTTGCTGCGTTCCACGGTAAGTGTACCGTGTTTGCTATCCCATTTCCATTAGGATTGTCAATTTCAATACGAGCATCGGCAAGAACTGCAAAACATGCCACCATTAAGGCTAGTGTTAATATAGTTCTAAGCATCTTACATTTCCTCTTATGTGGCTGATTCAGTGATTTGGCTGCCACAGGTCCAAATTCTTAACTCACTTATTTTGAGTTAGCAATTTCAATTAGACTTTGCATTGCAAGTTGCAATACAGCAGGGGAGCGTCCATAAAGAAACCAATCACGAGTAAAGGGAGCACGAAGGTCTGGACGCTTGTGTTGAAGATAGTAGACAGCGTGGGAGTAGAGTACTGACATTAGAATAATTCCTTTCTGTTGTAGTAACTGCAGACTATGATGCCTTCTTTTCTGAGAGAGCTATTGATACGATCAAGATAATGTTGGTGTCTACAGCCAACGGACTTTCTTCTATGAGGGAACCACAATCCATCACAATAGCAAGTTACGGCTTTAATTGCAAGTCTACGTTTACTGATCCCACTCTTGTGCATCAAAAACTCCCTTAGCATAATCAAAGAGACGATCAATAGGAACAAAGGCTCGACGAGCCCTACCTTTTTTATCATGAACAAGGTAAATAAGTCGAGTACCTTCTTGTTGTTCCGTGACAGACCAGCCACAAGCGGCAAGAAGATGTATGGCTTCTGCGAGTCGGGATGGAATAGTAGACATTAGAGAATCTCCTATAAAGCAATACCATAGAGAAGACCACCAAAGAAGAGTAATATGCCAGTACTTAATGTTAATAGTTCTGGATAATAAGTAATCAGTAGGAGTATGCCTAGCATATCTGTTATTTTATTTATTAACATCACTTGGTTCTCTGCATATACATCCAAATAGTGTAGCAAGCTACGGCATCCGCATTTGCGCTATGATGTTGTTCAAGATCTTCGCCAGTGAAATACTTATAAGTCTCCTTGAGGTTTGGTAATTTCTTAGCCCCCTTAACGGTACGGGCATCAACACGTTCTTTGTTTTCTCGCATAGTGCAAGTACCTACAGCAGCTTGCCAAGCAGCAAGAAGAGCAGTTTCTGTAGGGTAGTACCTAGCAATAGCAACAGCTATAACTCCTTGATCGAATTCAAGATTGTGGGCGATCAGATAAGCATCAGTGTGCCAAAGATGGAGAAATTCATCGAGGATTGCTTTTTCAGAATCCCCAAAAAGTGAGCATTTTTCTACAGTAAATCCATGAATTTTGGCGGCAGGGGAATCAGGTTCCCATTCCCAACCTACAGGTGCTACCATCTTGGACATAGATTGTTGAACACGACCAGAGTCAAGTACCTGAAGTGCAGAACAACTTACGATATGTGGTTGAGCTGGGTCATTAAGAGCTCGCTTTGAAGAAAGGAGTCCAGTAGTCTCGGTGTCGAAAGGGAGAAAGATCATTAATTAGATTTCCTCGTTTTCTAGCACATGTATCAATCGCAATAATGTACGCCTTGCTTTGCGTTTTGCTGATGTGATAGTTTTAGCGGTACTTATAACTGCGGCTCGATTAAAACCTGGACGACCATCATGGATTTCAATACATATTTTACCAGATTTTAACTGACAGTCAACTAGGGATATCGTAGGCTTTGTGTGTTTCTTATTATTTACCATACTTTATTTCCCTATTCCATGCGCTCGTGCAGTAATATCCCATACTTCGTTTAACGTTGCTAGTTGAGAAATAAAAGACAGCACCTTATGACTAATACGAGAATCAGGTAACGCATCATATTGGTGCATTAACATAATGTCAGCTAACAATGATCGCACTTCAGTGATTTCAACAACCTGCATTTCGGTGAGTTTCATAGGAAATACCTCAATTGACTGTTGGCGAACTTTGATTTACAATCCTGCTCGTTGTTGGCGACGAACAATTGCCGACATTAGCTTTAGATTAGTAACAGATAACTGTAATGCTGCATCTACCCATGCTAATGTATCATCTTGCAAGTGTTCTAGCAAGGGATTGGTGATCGGACGAGCAGATGAAAGCCATTCTTGACAATCATCTTTTAAATAACTTAAAGCAGTATTGCGATAGTTAGTCATTTTTTCAGATGAAACTATGCGATCAATAACACCTGCAGCATGTAATGTAGACAAGTCAATCACTTCACCTTGATGAATTATTCGATCAATAATATCAGTGTCTACATTACGGACTCGTAGTAATCGTTCTGCTCCCATACCTGGCCATAAACCAAACTTAGCTTCAGGACATTGTAATGTTGCTCCTTCTGCAACAACAATATATCGTGCCCCTAATGCTGCTTCTAAGCCTCCACCTAAGCATAGACCGTCGATTAATGCAATCGTATCGTATCGCCCATTCCAACCAGAAGCGTGTTCATATACACGATTAACGGCTGAAAGTGCATAAGCTGCAAGTGTTTCACGATCTTGGGTTAGAGCACAACGAACAAATAATTCTAAGTCACCGCCTAGTGAAAATACGTCAGCACGATTAGATTGGAGAATGTGAATGTTGTATTCTTCTGGTTTGTGTTTGGTGACAATGTCTTTTCCCCAATGTTCCATGTGAGTTAGTAAATCACAAGTCATAACCGGGTGACTCGGTTGATCGATAGAGTATCTTACTAAGTTAATTTGCATTATGTTTTCTCATTAAAATGCTTTACTGCACTGTCTCGCATTTCTGGGTCAAGCTCTAACCCAAGCACCAACTTGGCACCGAGTTGGTGAGCAGCGAGAATTGACATTCCAGAACCGCAAGTGGGATCAAGCATTTTAGTACTGGAGTCCACAAACATAGAGAAAAAAGGGCGCAATACTTCAAGATGTTTTTGACTACGATGAAGTTTAACTGGTACTTTCTTTGGCAAAGAAACACTAGCATTGTTGACTCGCACTAAAGGGCGGTCTCCTAAAGTGATGTGGAGTGCCCACTCATAGGTACGCCGAGGTTCTCGTTGTGGAGAAGGTGCAAGTCCTGAAGCATCTGAGTAATGCCAAATAAGAGGAATGGAACTGATGTGAGCATCGGGCCAAAGAGCTTTGATACCTTTTTTGGTCACATCAAACATAGGCATTCTATATTTCTTTGATTCTCCAACACTGAGCCAGAACATAATGTGGGCTGAATGTTCTAAAAGATTATCTCGTCGAATTAATAAGGTATTAAGGAGTTCCCAATAAATTGGTTCACTATCATCATAGTTTCCAACTTGTGCTGTTGCTGCTGATCCAGATTGTCCACTTGATTTATTAAAATCTATTCCATAAGGAAAGTCACAATGAACAAAATTAAATTTTGGACCTGCGTAAGTTCCTGCCCACTTGTTGAAATCAGCGCAAATAATGGAGTGTTCACCAAGTGAGTAACTTGGAGTTTTAGGAGTTGGAGCTAGAACAACTGTTGACTGTGGTGGTAGCTGATTTGGTTTAATAAGATTTAAAAGACTTTGTTTGGTGGAATGTCCATGACGTTGGGCTACTGACTCAACTGCAGTGCTTGCGCTTATTGCAGTTGTGGACTTTTTCATTGCATCTTCTGCTTGCCCACGTACCACTGGATCGGTGATAGTTGCAAGCTTACGTTCTGGTTGGAGAAGTTGAGAAACTAATTCACGAGAACAGCCAATAAGTCTAGCAGTGTCTGCATCGACCCAGCGTTTGCGTTCAGCTTGGGCATCTTTGACTGCTTGACGATGAATGGTAGAGACTGCCGCAGCTTTTTCCTGCCATGAAAGATCATGACGATTAAGATTTTCAGAAAGCTCAAGCACTGCCAACATGTTGGAGCTTGCACCTCGTACAAGCTTGGCTGGAATTTTGGTCCACTTCTCATAGGTTTTGCGAGAAGAGCTTATGGCTTGACGCAAAGTTTCGAGTTCTTCTTCTTTGTAATTAGCAGTGAGAGTAGAGTCAATTTCGTTAGTAGTCAAGGTGTTGAGGAGCTGGAATGCAGTAAAACGGTGACCGCCCCACACAAGAACAAGGGAATCTGCATCAAGACCAATGTCTTGAATGAGACCCTGATGCGCAATAGAAATTGCATATTCAAAAACTTTAGTGTAGTTGATTTCCTCTCGTTGGCGAGATTTTGGAAACTGAATATTAGTGAGTGAAATGAGTCTGGCTTGAGTAGCAATCATGGGAGGAGCCTTAAAACTTTCTATCTTTTATATAGATGAATGCCATCCTTGGCAATAGAAATCCTTAAGCGACGGAGCTAACGCCAACTAGCTCTTGCGACTCTTCCGGAGTTGTGGAGCCTTCGCGGGTGTACTGACGAACGCCGACCTCGAGCACCACATAGGTGTCTTCGGTGGCAGCAATGAGGTCCTGGAGCCACTGCTGGAACTCAGTGTCGTCTACGGGTGCCGGCGGCAGGTCGATCGGAACCATTGCGTTAGACTCCTTGGAGAGATTGCTGACGAAGCCACCTACCACGTTGTTGGAGTCGTTGGTTTTGACAAACCGCTTTAGCTCTGCTGAATAGCCCAAGCTGGTGGTGAAGGACGGGTCGGTGTCAACTAGGGCGTAGACTCCAGGGCCGATTCCCATGACCATGAGGCGCTTTTCAGAACCGAGACCTTCGATAACACCGTGACCGTTGCTGGAGAGTTTCTTGCCACGCCAATCACCGAACTTCTCCAGAGCTTGGAGGGCGAACTCGTCACGGTCTTCGTCGCCCGTGGGAAAGTAGTCCACGAGTTCGAAGGTGGCAGAGTAGCATTGGGCTGCACGGTCGGGCTTGTCGCCTTTGGCCTTCCAGAAGCGAGGCAGAATGTCGTAGGAGCTGATCTTGGCAACAAAGCTGGCCGCAGGTAGCAGCTTGGTTTTGGTTGCCTCCTCACTGCCTTGGGTTTGAGCTAACAGATCTGTAAAAGATTTACTCATATAGAGTCTCCAAGTTATAGGCACTGTGCCTAAGTTAATTGGGCATTATTGCCCATGCCGATTTGTGAAGCCATAGCTATTATCTTCAAAGAATTTGTTACGAGCAGCTACAGCTTCATCAAAATTATCAAATGAACCTAATTCTTAAGTTATTTTATTTAGTTTGATTGGATTGCCCAGCCTATTCGGCAAACACCTGCTGGGCTAGGTGCTTCACTCCCAACACCCGAAGATGTTGTGACTGCCTGATTGCTTGGTACTCCAGCCAGGATTCGAACCTGGGACCTGCACCTTATCTGGGTTACGAGGTATAAACTCGCTGCTCTACCACTGAGCTACTGGAGTGTGGTTGCCTCAGTGTCGCAGCCACCGCTGAGGCGCCAGTGCCCACACCCGAGGAGAGGCGGGTTGCTGCTTCAATCTTCTAGAGCTTCTGTGAGTGCATCACGCAAAGCTTTGATGTAGCATTCGGTATATAATGTAATTGAAGTGGGAGGGTAGTAGACTCCATCATCGATGTCGGATGGCTGCATGATGTCTAATCTCCAACCGTTAAACTTTCCAACTCTAATGACTGTGCCACCAATAGCTTTTACAGTTGTTTTCATTTTTGCTCTCCAAGTAGGAAGTACTCTACTAAACCTTTGTCTATATCATAAGACTTTTTCGCACGAGCAAAATATGGAGATTTAGGCAGAATACCTCGGCCAGGAGTGAGTCGGATCTCTCGTTGCTGGTTCTTGTTAGTGGTGAGGTAGAGGAGATGATTAACACCTGATGGAATATCGGTGCGACCAGATTGGCCAAAACTCTTTGGAAGCATTATAGAGTCTACGACTTCCTCACGAAAAACCATTTCACCAGTTTCAGGATCGCGTTCTGGGGTTTCGCTAGACTTTTTGACTTCGTAAGCTTCTTGGTGAGCGGTAATAATAAGTCCACAGGGAACAGAAACCAAAGCATTGAGTCCAGCACGAATTTCCTGTTGAGCCGGCATGTAATCTTTGTAACCTTCAGCCATTTTGTTAAGACGGCTATTCATCGCCATTGTATAGTTGGCAACTGCATAAGCAAAATGAGTAAAGGAATCCAAGATTATAATACAATCTTGTGGGTTGGTACTGATTATTTGCCACCACCTGTCAAGTGTTTTCTTAGCTTTGGTCCAAGCATCAGCACTTATAGTGTGAGCATGGTAACCAGTAGCATCACGGGCGATTTTTTTTGGATCACCACAATCCTCGAAATCAATATTAGCAATAGCTGCATCATATTGTTCTTTGGTAATGCTGGTGAGTCCGTTGCCTTTGCGGGCGAGGCGATCGGAGAGCTGAATGTTGGCTAGCTCTGCGAACTTGCCGGGACCATCAAAGTTGAGCACGAGGAGCTTCTTACCTGGCCAACCTGAAACGATGTTGGGAATGGCGAGGGGAATGATGGAAGAGGTTTTAGCTCCACCACTGGCTGCCATCAAAATGGTCTTGATTGGTGGGAGAGTGGTTGATGCAAGAGAAGCCATTAAATAGCCCTCTTTTTAGTAACTTTTTTAATTGCCTTGTCAACCAGCATCAGGGTGCCACCAACAATTCCAGAATAAACGATGGTTATAAGACCCAAGACAAAAAGGCCGATGAGAGTAAGAGCGATTAGGGTGATTATGGGCATGAGATATGATTCCTTTGTGATTGTGGGGCTATTATACACCCATGTGGGTGTGATTGTCAACCACCTAGATAATAATGTGCCAACTCTCGCTCAATATTATCAAGGCCATCTAAGCAAGATGCAGTTATTCGTTCTGGATCAATGATTTTATATGTGTATTGTTTAGGGCTGGTTTTAATACGTGATGCACAGTTGTAAACTATTTGAAAGTCGCTGCTTTCTATGAGAGAAGTGGTGTTACCGGCTGTATCTGTACGAATGAGTGTATACATTGATTGCATTTCTCAACGTGATTGTGATGGATCCCAAGTAGATTTTACAAAGTTTCGTTGTAGCTCTTGCTCATGATTCGCTGTAGGCTTAAGGCAAACACTACGAAATTCACATCCACCAGTACCGTCTTGTCGTCGATAACGATCACACTCACTTTGAGATTCACGCGGATAGAGGTTGAGACGAGCAGCAGGCTCGGCTTTGACACGAATTAGTGCTTCAAAATTTTGTAAGAAATCTTCAGCAGTAGATGGGTAATACCGAAGTGGAAATCGAGTAAAGCGAGTAAAGTTTACACCAAGTTGTAAGCCATCGACAATAACACCTGCAGGTGGTGAAGGGAATACGCTGTTAGGTAGACTGCTCATGATTTTAGCAGCAGTGTAGTATCCCTCAAATTGAGTACTCATGTCGAAACTTTTAATCCAATCAGCAGTAAGAGCATATTTGCTGGATTTGTAATCGGTAACAAAAACCTCATCGCCAAAGTGAACTACGCGGTCAATGTGACCAGCAAAGTGGATGGTGATGGTGTAAAAGGATTTGCGAAGTTCTTCAGCAGCAGTTGGATATTCTGTGCCTTTAAGAAGTAACTCTCCAAATATCTTACGGCCTTCACAAACAGCTTCAACTAATTGACTGTGTGTTACTTCACCACCAAGCTCTTCTATTACTTCTTTAATGTCAAGTGGAGGTAATTCATTCGTCGGTCCCACTTCGATGTCAAAAACTGGCAGCATGAAACTGAGTTCTACAGCGGGACGACCATCAGACAACAGTGCTGTTTTAAATGGATCATCTTTGTATTCTTCAAGATACCATACTATGGCACGCACTAGGGTTTCTTTGGTGCGAGAAGTATCAAGAGACAAAAGACGTTCACCAAGCAACATCGCAAGCTTAGTGGTGCGTAGCACTGCAGTTTCGTGATCGAGTCCATAAGCAATGCACTTGTAATAGGTTTCTTTGCAAGTGTGAAAGTCGCGGCCCCAGGCAAGAGAAGGGGGAAGGTCACTTTGTTGGTAACCTTGAAGCAATTTAAAATTATATTTGCGAAGACAACCTTGGAGTGCCATTAAGCTGGTGGAATCATAACACCATTGAAGAGTGGTACCAGGAATGATGGAATGATTGGGCCGCAAGTTATGGTGTTCTGAGAGTGGCACCACAAAGTTAGCTGTAGATTCAGTAACCAACTCGTTAGTAAGTGGGGCAAAGAACATAACTTAGACACTCTTTTTAGAATAGAATTATTAACTATTCAGATTGTGGGCTTTTTAATTACAAACCCACTCAATTGCATTGATGTTGGTTTCATTTGAATCTTTTTAGCAGTCACTCGTTTTTTGCTACCACTGGCTTGGGCAGCATTCCAACGAGTGCGTTGCTCTCGAAGTCCAGCAACAAGAATAACAAGGTCCTCATCGGTCAGGTCCTTTGCATGTTTGCGAAGTGTGTCGGCTAAGGTTTGTGGTGCATCAGTAGATGAAGTTTGAATAGTTTGGGCAAGAAGGTTGGTGAAACTGGTCATAGGTGATCCTCAGTTATATGTCTCTATCCACCAGGCAAGTGCACGAAGAAAGGTTGGAGTTAGCTCTAAACAATTTGGATCGTTATCTATTATCAATTTGTCTCCTGGTTTCCAGGATATGGAACCACCTAAACTATAAAGACTATTGTCTGGTTGGATTATGTCACCAAGAACTTCTTTATATTTACTTTTGCTTCTGGCAATGTAAATCCATGTTGCTTTTTCATCTCGTCTCCAGGTGCTGTGCACCCTAATGGTTGATTAAAACGTAAACCCAAACTACGCAGTTTATGTTGACCGTTATATATCACCAACGACCATCATCACGCTTACTGGCGTGTTCAAATAAAACTTCACCTGTTTTGCACCAGTGGTTCCAGTTCTTGCGCAATGCGTCGCTATCATATTCGGTTATTACTTTTTTTCCATCCGTTCGCTTGTGTACGCTCATTATACTTTCAGCATGAATTGAGAAATAGTCATATTTGGTTTCCCAACAACCACATGCTGTCGAACGTCCGTTATCAAAAATCCAAGTTTTAGGTTTTAGTCCACAGCAAGGGCAATTTTCCCAATCACCTTCTGGATGTTTATAATCATCAATGCAGTGATGCCAAGAATGCGGTTTGAATCCTGTTTCAACACGCAGCAATTCGCTCATGTTCGTTCCTTGTTTTGTTCGTCTTTTGGAATTGGGACGTCAGCAGTCTTTTGAGGTAGTCCCCTAACGCACCAGTTCGGGTCTGCTGGCGCGTCGAACGGGCAACAACAGTTGGGGTAAGTGCATGTTTCTGGTTTTGTTGTTTCTTTTGTTTTTATCATTAACCAAACCTTTGATTGTCTATTTTTTGTCGTCCGATTTTTACCGCAGTGGTGATACTGGCTGTTATGTTTTCAAGAGTGCATTCTTTGCCTACAATTTCTTCATGAAAAGCTTCTACTAGGCAGTTAAGCAAACTAGTGCGACTGACACGCACGTTACCAGAAGCGAGCCAAAGGTCAATGTCTTCAACTTTGGCATCGTCTTGAAGACGAATTTTCATTTCTCTCATGGAAAGACTCTTTAAAGAGTTGGAATCTAAAGGTAATTCTTCAGATTGGATGTTGTTTGTGGGAAGCAAAAAAATGCTTCCCACAAAATGAGCTGTTATCCGATTTGGACAGAAACAGCCAGCGGAGCAGTCTTGGTGCGGTTACGATCAAGAATGCGCGCAGCTTCACGACGCGCCAACTCGATCACACCAGTGAGGTTGAGCGCTTGGTCGTGCTCATTAATGAGCGGCTCATCGCTGAAGTCCAAACTGGCAACACGACCGTAGCCGTCTTCGAATTCAGCCGTAGAATTCTGATAGGCAGCGGCTACCACTTTGTCAAAATCTTCCACAGAAACGGAACCAGCCGGGGTTTCCTTTTCTCCACGAGCTTCTACAGCAGTCTGAACACGCACTGCGTTGAAGACCACGGCATCAGCGTCAGAGGTTTCTTGGCCGTTTTGATCCAAATTGGCAAACTTGCCACTGGAAATAAGGCGACGAATGGCCTTCTTGATCTCAGCCAGAATGGTGCGCTCTTCAGTAGACATGCCCTCTTCAGATGTGGTGCGAGCACCAGTGAAGTCATAGGCAAGAACCATCGCATCAACGATGGCTTGATCGGGAAGATCTGTGCCCTTCTTAACTGCATTTTTGATGCGCTGGGCAAGGTTGTTGCCGATGTTCTCACCAAAAACCTGGTCGTCTTGGCGAGCAAGCCCTAGGGCGTCAATGCCTGCTTCAGTAAGCGCTGCGACATTGTAAAAATGCTCGACGTTGGCGGCGAAAGGCTGCGGGATTTCAAAATTGGGATCAAGGCCAGCCGCTTCGTAGTCAGCAATCTGACGGGCAATGCGCTTGGTCGGGAAGTCAAGATGCTCTAGTTTCAAGGTCAGTTCCTCAAGAAAAAGGATAGGAGCTACGCGCTCCTATTCCGGGTTAAGGCCAAAGTAGGCCGATAAGGTGGTCGCCGGTCGGGTTGCCGTGGTGGCGACCATGAAAGGAATAGTATCATCTTTGTGGGGTTGGTGTCAACCCCTAGATGCTTTCTTGTTCTTCTACCTTGGCCTTAGTAGTACTCCACCGTGATATCTGTTGCCATGTTCCAAGCGCGGATGTAGTTATGAGTTCCTCTAGTTTCCCAAAGGACATTGGCAACCATCGGGCGAAGTTTAGGAAGTAAAGAGCCAGTTTTGTGCGTGCTGTTTGTACCCATCATGCGATTTTTGGTGCTAGCAAAGATTGCATTGTTGAAAGGAACTTTAATTGGGGCTCCAGAAACTGCAGCATAAAGAATCAGCTCTCGTGGTGAGAGTTCGGGGCTAGCTGTGTGGACGATGCAAAGGTGCCATAAGCTGGAGGTTGGGTTTTGGTCTGGGGTTGTTGATTGTTCCTCCCAATGAAGATTGTAATAAAGAAGGTCTCCTAGACCGTAGTCGGGATGATCTGGATGATAAGTGATGATTGATCTTTGCTGTTCATCAAATCGAGCTTTAGCCCATTGTCGAATGAACTTTGTTTTGGTAGGGGAGCTAAGTGGTTGATGTACTACTAGGCGACGAGGTCGCTTAGTAAGCTGCTCAACACAATAATGGAGAAGTTCTTTAGACATCAGCTTAGAGGGTGCAGACCAAATTTGAAGTTTCGTAGGTGTATTGTTCAGTTTTCAGCACTCCTGCTGCTTCGAGAGCAGCTTTGTCACTGTCTGAATAATAGACAGTGATGTTGAGATTATAAGTAACATCTTGGTTTTTTCGAGAATGCTTTAGAGTAAGGCCGTAGGAATCAGCAACAGTTCGAGGATCGGTAGTAAGCCAATCGTGGTAGTAATTGTATCCTACATTTCCAGGTGACCAACTTCTGTTAACATTGATATGAAGACCGTCTTGTTTGATGGCAAGTATGGTTTTCCATGTTGATTCGATTTCATGTTCTGGAGCGTCACACCTGGGATAGAGAAGACCAAAAGCTTCTACTATATGGAGTGTGAGAAGACGCTCATCTATAGGAGAATGTGGGACAAAATGATGAAGAACTGGGATGTGTTTTGGTTGTGGAATAAGGCGAAAGTTGAAATCATCCATTAGAATTGCCTCTGGAGGTTGTCTAGCTGGTCTTGTGTAAGATACCTGGGTTCTACTTTGTTTTCTTTTTTAATCCAGATGCCACAAACTATTGGTTCAGGCATTCCACTTTCTGAGTCGAGTTGAGCATTGAAAAAAGATGTAACTTCTAGGGTTTCTTCTTTTAGAAAGTTTCCTAGTATATCGTAAGTTGAGCTGGTGATTTTAACCATCGTTAGTTGCCTTGTTGCAATTCTTGCAAACCATTGTTGGAAGTACTTTGTGATAAAAATTTTGGTCATCATACCCGCTGCCTGATTGAGTGTGTCCGCAATACTCACACTTATAAACTGCGTAGAAATCACGATAAAACCACTCATTAATCTGTTTGATTTTCATCGAATCATGCCTGAATTGAGATAAATGAGTTCATTTCTTGCGCGAGTTATAGCTACATAGGCTAGATTGTGTTCTTGTTGTTTTTCCCAATCTTGTCTTGCCCGTAGAGTGGAGATTAGGTGTGGGTCAAGAAACCCAACACGATCCCACTCACGTCCTTTAGCTTTGTGTATGGTTGAAATGTGAAATTCTGCAGGTTGTCGTTTACCGTCTTGTTCATCTATATAGAGATTGTCAAGGTGTTTAAGAATGTTTCCAACAGTCTTATGGTGAAATGCTAAGGCAGCAATTGCTGTGAGTTTGTCTTGGAGTGTAGCTCGACGAGATGGGCGTCGTTCAATTTCACGAGTTACCCAGGCATTAAGTCTCGTTAAGAGATCCGAACTTTTCATGTGAGCTGCATTTTTACCTGAAGCAACACGTTTGATGGTTGATTTTAAACCAGCAGCGATATCACGACCAGCAATTTCAACTGAATAGCCTGAAGCAAAAAGTTGCATGGCAAGCCGAGCACCTGGCGCATTGTTGCGGCAGATGATTTGACGAGGGAGATCATTGAGATCTGTTGGTTCAACTTGAACCACTTGCCCTGTGTGGGCTCCTGGTGGTGCTTCAAGACTGGGAACATATTGACGAGCAACATCAATGATCTCAGTGCCGCATCGCCAGCACCAAGTAAGAGGTAGAACTTGACAATTAAATCGGGTAATAAGTTGCTGAAAGGAGTCGGGAAGACTGCCGGCAAATGCCATGATTGATTGGTTTGGATCACCAGTAACAAACAGTCGACCATTGTGCCGAAGAGCTTTTGATAACATCAGGATTTGTAGGATGTTGAAATCTTGAGCTTCATCTCCAATGATTTTTGGAAATTGTTCGACTGGAAAGTTCCAGAAAAGCGGCAGGGTTAGCATGTGAGTAAAGGTGATATTACCTCGCAATGCTTCACGATTAAGATGTTGTAAAGCAGCATGAGCAACAGAATAGATGAGAGGACTCCATTCGAGGTCAAAACGTTCGGCAATTGCGAACCAATTGTCTTCAGTATCGGCAAGAGCAAAACGTTCGTGATCTGGAACAATCCCTGCAAGTTGAGCTTGTTCAACAAGAGCCTTGATGTCTGCAAAGATTTTCCACCATTCGGATTCCTCATTGAGTGCTTCTTTACAGAACTCATAGAGAATGGTTCCGTTTTTATCTAGTTTGCAATGTGGAAGCTTGTTTTTGATAGCTCGATAGCCGAGAGCATGCATGCCAACAGTTTTCCAGTTGGGCGGCATGACTTTGGTAAGGTCACTGACAGTAGAACGCATGACACTGGTAGCAAGACCGGAACCTGGAAGACGTCGTGCAAGTTCAGCAGCAGTGGTAGTTTTGCCAGTACCAGCTTTAGCATCAACTGCAATGTTACCACCATGAGGGTTGGTGGCAGTCTGGTAGATGGTAAGTTGTTGTGGTGTGGGAGGGTGAGTCATGGTTTAGTCCAGATGTAGGTTTTTTTGGTACAGCTACGTAGCCACAGTGGTGGGAATTATTGACAAAAAGATAACAGCACGAAGGCCAACAGTTGTTGGCCAGTCTTTGGTTAAGGTATGCCTGGTGGGTTCACTGTTCGGTTGCGTCGATGAAGCGCTGGTAGTGAAAGTGAGGGTTATCAGCGGCAAGGACTTTCATTATCTGTCTTCGGGTTTCGTGCCAAACTGCCATGCAAGCGCGTTGTTCACGAGTGCTGCGCTTGGCGATGTATGGGCGGGATTGACGGAGGGCTTCTGCAAAGGCGATGTAATGTTTGCGGATCATTGGTGAAGGGTCTCCTGATGTAGGGTGCCCGTGGTTCTTTGTGGGGTTAGTTGGTGCATCTTATCATGTCACCCCACAAAGGTCAACACATAATTAATTGTTTAGTTCCCTCGGTTTCGCCAATCAACGAGCGCGTTTAGTAGTGCGTCGCCTTCATAGGTGGCAAGGATCTGAGCGACTTGATTGCGTAGACTTTGCCTGCTGGTGATTTCGGGGCCGAGTCTTGGTGGTTCTTTGATTGGTGGTGCTTTGCGGGGAATGAAGTCGCGGCGCTCACCTGGAAGTCGTTTGAGTGCCTGTGGGGATTTTTTAGGCTTGTGGGGTTTGCGGGGTTTGACTGGAATAAAAAGGTCTTGTAGGTCTTGAGGAATCAGGTTGATTTTCATTTGTTGTAATTTGTGTTGCATTGCGACGTCCTTGTCGCAGAGAGAGTTTTAGATTTCGACTATATCGATGTCAGTTGGTGCCGACGGTAACACAGGGATATTAGTAATCGTACAGAATAGGGCGGATGCATTCGATGCCCCGAGAGTGTTGATGGATTTAATCGTTACACAGATCGAAGACCCATTTCTTACAACTTCGATATCGCGTTCTATGGATGTTTCCGGCGCAAAAACGGTGTCTTCTGCGATGAAGCTATTGTCTCGTGTCCAACGAACTACGTAACTGGTAGCATCAGCTACAGGGGTCCATGATGCGCGAAAAGTTTTGATTTCAGACATTATCTACTCCGAGTTGGTTACTAAGGCAGAGCTGTGTAGCTCTGAGTAGGTTTTTAAAAACCTACTAGACTGGTTCCAAAGGACCAGTCCACTAGATTCTTAGTTGGAATAAACTTAGCAATAGGTAAAAGGGAGTTCTTTAGTTATGTGTTTTGTAGGATGCCAATTGAATAGTTCTTTGCCTTCTTTTGGTTGAAGTGTTAAGGGCATTTTACCTGGGGTTTGTTGGTTGAGATTCTTTTTCATGTGGCGGTTCTGTGTGGTAGGGTTGCCATCCTTGGCAACAAGTTGGTCTTAGTAGCCGAAAGCTCCGCTGTTGGTGGTGCGCTCTGTGCTCTTGCGGTTCTTGGTGTTGATGTTGTCCATTTCGGTTTGCAAAACCTTTTCAGCGCTTTGTGCTAAGGCTGTGTTGCCAATGCTTCGCGCATAGGCACTGACGCTCATGGCACGTGTAAGGTCATCGTTGGATGAACCAGAAATGCCAACCCAGGGGATTTGAACTCCCCAAGTCTTTTGGCCGATAGCATTGCTTTGGGCCGCGTAGGCGGTGGCGGCGCCGGGTACGTAAGCCCAATTAGGCACATCCTTTAGTCCACGATCCTCTTGCGTGTAGGTGATGCTGGAACCGTAAGAAGTGGCGGTTGATCGGTTGGTGCTGTTTGCGGTTCCGCCCTTGCCGCCGTTTCCGCCCTTAGCGATTGCGGAAGCATGTCCGACACCAACGCCAACACCGATTGCGGCAGCGCTACTGCTGGATTTGTTGGTGATGTTGCTGGGCTTGTTGGTGTTGCATTGGAATTCGTCACAAGTAGCAGTGACGCTTGTGGTTCCGAGGGCGAGCATAAGGGCAATGGTGCTGATTGAAAGCGTTTTCATTGATTGACCTTTTGTTGGTTCGGTTTGTTGATCCTGGTCTCTTTGTTGGTTACGTTGGTCCGTTTCACTCATCAGGCACTTCCGTGTGCGACAAGGGCGATGGTGCCCTTGTTTCGTGGGATTGTTAGATTTCCTTGAGCTTGTTGGTGTGGTATGCCTGCCTCAAGTGGGTAGTGAGAAATAGCTTGTAATCTACAAAGGTTTTTGCGTTGAGTTGGTCAAGCTTTTCTTGTTGTTTGATGGCAAGTCGTACGGCATCACTCACACGGTTAACTCGGGATTTCATTGATGTTACCTCATTTCTTCCTTTTGCTTGTGGGTTGTGGTGGTTGTGTTCTGAGTTGTGACTTTGCTGGCTTTGCGAAGTTTGTCTTTTTGGGTTTTTCCTGGGTTGCGAATGTGTGAGATTACTTTTCCTTGTAATATCGCTGCTTCGTGTGTGGAGCGAGCAATCGGGGTTACTTTTTTGAGTGTACCGTCTGGACGAAATTGCAGGATGTTCATGAGTTGGTGTCTTAGGTTGTTCAGGTATCGATTTGGCTATTTGGTTTAGATCCATACTTTACAGGTTTTGGATCACCCCACCAATATGTATCTTGAGGAACTAAGTCTTTTTTTGAAGTGTGGGAACTTAGCTACTGTAGGCACTGGCCCATACATCATGTTCATTTGGTGTTGCCTTATGTATTAAGGTTATTCAAATACCGACTTGTGGTTTCGAATGTGCTTCGTGGGCCAACCATGCCAATGATTGCGCTATCGAGTGCTGTGCGTTCATTGGGTTTGATTGTGTGGGTGTTGATTGCTATCTCATCGAAATCCGCGAAGGAGATCAAATGGTTTCGATATCGGTCAGAATATGGCATTGTTGTGCTGGGTTGTTTAATTATGGGGATGGTTGTTGCGCCATGTTTGGGCGAGTTGGTCAAACAATTCTGGGTTGCTTTGCCATAGGTCATCAATCGTAGCATAGTCGTTTTCGTTTGTCAACCAATCTGCTTGATCGATTGCATCTTGTAGGTAGGCGTCGTTTTCGGGGTTTTCAGAAAAGTATGATTCAGACATTGGTTTTGCACTTCCCATTCGTTGGTCAGGTTTTCAGTGGCGTTGGTTAAGGTTTGTGTTGGAGAATTTGCTTGTGATTGTGTTGCTGCCTGTGTTCAGTCTAGCTCATGTCTCCTGTCTGTTCCTTGTTGAATATTTCCATCCCCACTCTTAAACAAGGATCGAATGCAATTTGCATAACCTTGCCTATCATAAGCATAAAGTCTAACATTTCCGCAAGGAGGAAGCATTGCAGCAATCTGCTCAAACTGTGGATCATTTGGACCATTTGCTAATCTGGTTAATTCCTTATCGGTGTCCCCTAAGAGATATTTCAATTTCCATTCGTAGGGTATCAGGTCGCCTTTTCCACAATCGCGTTTCATCAATTTGTACCTGTTTCGGTAACGTTGAATCCGTAGAATCCTGAATTACAAGGTAGGTATTGGGGTTCTTCGGTTTTTTGGTTTCTTTGTGTGTTGTAGATTAGCACGGCTTGGGATTAGTGTCAACCCTTATAAGGGGAGTTTTTCGTGAATTTGGTCCTTGTCTTTGTGGGGTTGATTTGGTGCGGGTCAATTTGTCCATTATTGGTGTTTTCGTTTGGGTAAGGTGTTGTTTTTGCTTGTATTTTTGTGCCACAATTGGTGTAGTGTGGGTTTATGGTGGTTGGTGATAGGTTTTGCCGATGATGTTTTGTGTTGTTTTTAAGAGTTTTGTGGAAAATGATACATATGATTGAGTGTGGGTTTTCTTTGTAAATCAATGGGTTAGGCTTTGTGGTTTGTATTTCAACGTACCCTTAGATAGGGGGGGTGGCACGGGAGACGGGTTAAAAGGTGGTCTCTATATAATATAAATATATATATTTATGATACACCTCCTGGGTGGGGGTGGGTGTCTAAGGGTACTAGAAACGAAAAAGACACCCCATACAGCATGGTATTTTTTTTTTTGTGTTGTGGTGTGTTGTGGTGTTGTGCCATCCTTGGCACTTTTTGTATTCTTAGAGCTGAATACTTACTGTGAAGGTGTTGTCGATGGTTGTACCTTCGCGGATTTTGCGTTCAATCGCGATGAAATCGCCAGGTTGGTTTGGGCGAGTGTCTGCTTCTGCTTGCTTGAGCACGGTTTCTTTGTGTGTTTCGATCACTTCGGGAAGTTTGGTCTTGATCCAATTGCGTTGATCGGATTCGCTCATGGTGCTTAAGTGAGCGCGAATTGACGGCCAAATTGCGCGTTTGACAAAAATCGTGTGAAATTCGTCGATGTTTGCGCCATTGGGAATAGTGCCCTTGAGTTTGGCAACTGAGCCTTTGCTTTTGTAGTAGGCGATCCAACCAGCGACTTCTACGGAAAGACTGCGGCCACCGCCGCCACGTGGCTTGTTGGTGCCCCAAGATTCCAACCATTCGGCAAAGTAGGCTTTCGGTTCGGGAGCAGGCTTGCCTTCGTCCCGCGCTTTCTTAGCGTCCGTGTTGTAGGCATCATTTGCGCCACGCTTACCGTAGCGCAAGAAAGCCACAAGTTGGCGCTCGGTCAGCTCATCGGGGCGAGTAGGAATGTCGATCCCGCCCACATTCAAGGGGATCGTGGTTTCACCAAAGATTTCTTCGTAGGCGGTTTGAATGGCAATCTGCAGTGGGGTTTTGTCGGACATTGGATGTTCTCCTGTTGGTTGTGCCTTGCTTTGAAGTTCCTAGTGGCTAAGCAAACATATGATACCAAGCCAGATCAAAGTTCCTAGTAGGGTTGCCAGGGCAACTGCTTTGACGAAGTTGACAACATCATTTTGCATATTCATCTTTACTCACTTTTTGTTTATGGTGTTGTAATCATATATCTTCGTGGGGCCATTGTCAACCCCTAATCGTATTATTTTTTTTTTTTTGTCTGTGTCTCTCAATGGTGGGTACTCCCGCAACGTGAGGCTCGTGCCGCTCCCGACGCTCCGCGCACTCTCCACACCTTATGTAATGAGGCGCGTGCGTGCGCACGAATATCACAAACCTTTCTATGTTGTCAATCCCCTGGGGGGCTATTGTGAATTCCTGAGAACTTACCCCTGGGTACTTTCGGCTGGTGGGTGTAGTATATTATTCAGTCCAGTGTTGCAAACTAATTATAAATTTTCAAAAACCAAAGACACTCGACTCTGGTTGGGACCACATAGCACCATCATCAACCCACCAGCCCACCAACCCCTATTGACAAACACTACCAAATCAAGCAAACTAGAACAACACCAATAACCATAATCACCCCAATGCACCCGGCACTTACTAATGCTGTTCAACGCTGGATAAAAGCACAAGATGGACATACCCTAAATGGGAGTCCAGGTGGGCAACTTGGGGGCAACATTCAACACAGCATCCAACCGGAAAATCTCAATGGCGTCAATTCAAGAAGCGATGAAGAAACTGGCGGAATCGCGAGCGGAAACAGCACGATTGCTGAAAAAGCCAGAACCACAACAATCACAGCAGCAACCACCTTTGCAACACAGCTTGAAGAACACCATTAAAGCTGTACAAAAACGAAAGAAGCTCCTAGACGATCTTTGAATAACACATGGCACGACCTTATTATTTCGCCACCAACATGGACACAGACAACCAAATTGTCTCGATGTCAACGTGCTGGGATACGTTATCAGCATCGAGTCGAGCAATGGTGCTTAAAAGAAGGGGCAAGTCTTGGTTGGGGAGTACATTTTGGTCCTTGGCTGATCGATCCGCTCACAGGTCGTCCGTGCCAGCCTGATATTCTGATTGAGGATTCTTTCCAGTGCCTGCTCTTTCTAATCGAGGTAAAACACACACAGATTTGTTGCGAGGACCAATTTGTAAAGTATCGACGAGCCCTAGCACAACCAGCCCTTCCTTGTATCCAGGTGGTTCGCCGGTTGACAAGTCCCTCAACGATGGCTCATCTGGCCGACTTCCATCATGGCGGAGTGATGCTGGCTTACTTGTAAAACAAAAGCTTGCAGATGAAGATGGAAAAGGAGAATCATCAATCAAACCTGCGTGGTTACGCACTCCTTGCACATATGAGCCGATGGTTGACCAAGATGACATCAGTCTGACTACCCGACTTAACTTAGTCTTCACAGAATACTTTGACAATGACCACGTGCCAGCTCTTGCTGAAGTAGTTGGTGCGTGTGGCTATTCTAGCATCATTCAAATGTGTAATGATGCTCGCCGCAAAGGCCCACAACGAATGCGGTTAATTACCCGAGCATTGCTAGCAATGACAGCCTATTATGAGCGAATGGCTGTAGAAGGACATCGAATAGCCTTGACAATCTTAGAACGAATTCCCCAGTTTGATGACCTTGAAGCCCCTGAACAAATAACCACCCGAGCATTTGCTCCTCAAGCTCAAGAACACATTGTACATCTCACAGGAATGGATAAGCGAGAGGATCGAGGCAAGGATCTTAGTCCCCTAGATGCTTACAATCAAATCATTATGCAACCTAGCTTTGAAGATATTTCCAATAATATTCAATTGGAAGAAGATGCTGATGGAGTGTTTAGTATTCCAGTGCTTGGAAATGACCTTACTAGTTAATATTAAAACAAGAGAACCTCTCAATGAACTATCCTTGGGCTAATATTGGTACCAAAATTGATGATTACGATCTTCCTCGCATTGGCCACCGCATTGGTGTGGGTGAAGATGAGATCCATGCGCTTTTGGATGTGGAATCTCATGGTGCTGGGTTTGACGAACATGGAGTCACACGCCTTTTTGAAGAGCACGTTTTTTATAGGGAACTGCCAAAAGCCAAACGAGTTACCGCACAACAACTTGGTCTTGCACACCCAACGTGGCGTAAGAACTACAAAAATAACTTAGATCGCTTAAAGCGAGCTTATGAATTTGACTCGGATGCTGCATTGCGTGCTACGTCTTGGGGTCTTGGTCAAATTATGGGATTCAATCACAAACTCGCAGGCTATGACACACCATTAGAGATGGTTGAAGCTTTTGCTTTAGACGAAGCTGCTCAACTTGAAGGTATGATTGAATTCATCATCAATGCAGGTCTTAATGATGAACTTCGAAATCATGAATGGGCTGTTTTTGCTCGTGGATACAATGGATCAGAATATGCAAAAAACAACTATCACATAAGGTTGGCTCAACGATTTGCTTGGTGGCAAACTAAACCAGACACTCCTTGGACTCCTGAGATGGCAGTGCTTGAGAGTAAAATGACACAAGAACAACCATCACCAGTACCAACATTGTCGTGGAGTGAGAATCTTCAAGCTTGGATTCTCGATTCCAAAACAACAACCATTCTACTTAAAACCAACATGGAAAGCTCTAATGGCTAATTTTGATTGGAAGGCTCTTGTGAGTGTTGTTGCTCCAACTCTTGGCACTGCTCTTGGTGGCCCACTTGCAGGTGCTGCTACTTCAGCAATTAGTACAGCATTGCTAGGCAAACCAACAGCTTCTGACAAAGAACTTACTAAAGTACTGGAGCAAACAAATCCCGATCAACTTGCCGCACTTGCTGCAGCAGAAGCTCAGTTTACAAGCCGATTAAAAGAACTTGATGTTGACGTTTTTAAATTAGAGACTGCCGATCGACAATCAGCTCGAGCAGCAGCAAAAGATAACTTATGGCCACAAATTGCACTCAGTGGCTTGTTTCTCGGAGGCTACTTTACTCTGTTGGTGCTGTTATTCACCACAGATGTTAAGCTGGATGGAACTCTCAACGACCTGATGCTTATTTTGGCAGGTATTCTCACTCGTGAAGTACCTACCATTATGCAATTCTGGTTCGGTTCCAGTTTTGGTAGTAAAGAAAAAAATAAGTACATGGACAAAAAACTAACCTAAGAGTGTCTTAAACTTGTGACTATATTATGGCAACTGAGTCTTCAACGATTTACCTCACAACAATTATTATTGGTGGCCTTGGAGCTCTTAGTCTGGCTCTTGGTGTTCACTTGTACGCTTCTGGTGCTACAGACATTAGAGACATAGAGCTTGAACTTAAAGAAAAGATTTCAACAATTCAAGGAATTGAATCGGGAATTTTAGTGAGTCTTGCTGAGGTTACTCAGCGAGTGAAAACACTTGATTCCATCATGGTGAACATGAGCAAACTAGGGGAATTAGATAAGGAACTTAGCTTGTTGTCTGACAGGTGTAATACTTGCAGAGAACGAGTGGACCGTTTAGAACTTGCCTTAGCGGATGAGCAGAAGTTTTGTCGAGGAACTATGATTCCACTGATAGAACAGCTTAGAAAAGATGTAGAACAGTATCGTGAGGCTAAAACACAAAAACACCAACCATCTGAATGAGACAAATAATGCAACCACAAAATTACTATCTCTTTAATTTGGTAAGTCAAAAGACTTTACCTGTGGAATTCTATGCGGAGGAGTCTCCGACATATTCTGGAGCTATTCGTTATTTGGAAACATTGCTACGCAATGGTCAATTGCCTACAGGGCAATGGACTGTTATTGTTGCTGTGATTGCCTAATGTCTTCTTCTTCTTCTCGTGCAATTCGTTACGCCAATGAAGTTGATTGGCGAAATCCTCTTCCTGCTTATGAGCGAATTGCTACCGCACGTCTACAGAATTTAAAACGACTGTCAGATAATCCAGGAGCAATGAAAGCTCTCTTGGATTACTATGTAGATGGTCATTGGGCAGAGTTCATTTGTGATTGGGGTTGGACTTTTGACCCACGTGAACAAAATCTTCAGCTCAAATTTCGACCATTCATTCTCACTCCACGACAAATTGAATACGTAGATTGGGTGTATTGGCTTTACAAGAATCAATGTACTGGTGTTTGCCGTAAGCACCGTGATGCTGGAATGAGTTGGCTTAATGGCGCCATTGGTTGCTTGTTGTGGTTAGCGGTGCCCAATGTTGTTATTCCTTATGGTTCTCAGAAGGAAGAAAAGGTTGATGCTGGACCAGGAAATCCGGATTCCATCTTCTGGAAATTGCGCACTTTCATCAGCAAGTTGCCATTGCCAATGCAACCACCTAATTGGTTAAAGGTGTCAAAGACCCTTCAGATTGTCAATCCTATAAATGGTTCAGTGTTGTTGGGTGAAATTGGCGATTCCATCGGTCGTGGTGGCCGATCCACAATGGCATTCCCGGATGAATTTGGTGAACTGCAGCATCCCATTTTAGTGGAATCTTCTCTTTCTGCTAATACCAATTGCATTGTCTATGGTGGCACTATTCCCACTAGTGGATGGAAAGGTAGCCATTTTTGGCAGCTCGAGCAGCAGCATCCAGATAATCGTGTGTTTGTGTTTGAGTGGTGGCAAGATCCACGTAAGCGTCAGAATCCAGAATTAGCACCTGAACAAGAACCCTGGTATATAGAGACCAAAGCAACCAAGAGTCCCATTGTTTTCAAGACTCAATACTTGATGCAGGATGACGCCAGTAGTGCGGTGCAGTTCATTGCATCACAACCGATTTTGGATGCTTTTGAGCGTGATCCGGGACAGCTTATCATTCATCCTAAACTGCCGTGGCGGATGTCGGTTGATGCTGCAGGAATGGGTAATGATAAAATCAAGATTCGGTGTCGCAGAGGATTGTTAAACAAACCAGTTATTACTTTGCAGCACCTTGATGGTATTCAGTTGGCTCGAGTTATTCAGGATATTGCAGCAAAACTGATGACTAGTGGGCCTTTGGAGCTAATCTCTATTGAACGGGATGGCCCAGGGGGCTCTACTGCCGATCAATTAAAGTACACACCTTTAGCGCCAATTGTGGTTGCTGTTCACACTGGTGCTCGAGTAGGTGATGGACAGCATTATAATTTACGTGCTTGGTTACATCAACAAGCCAAGGACTATTTAGAGAAAGAGCAACCATGTATTCCGTATGATCGGGAGTTTATGGTCCAAGCTACCTCAGTTTACTACGCCTATAAAGGTGGGTTGCTGTTAATTGAGTCCAAGGAAGAATATCGAGCACGATCTGCAACAGGTCCCAGTAAAGCTGAAAAATTAGCATCTAGTTCTCCAGACAATTGGGACAGTTTTATGTTGAGTTTTGTACCTCCTAAAAGTAAACCTTTGGAAAGTTTGACACCCAAGTTTAAGATGGTAGGGGTGTCTAAACAACAGAATGCGTATGCCTTAGCTTAATGGGGTGAGTAGGTAAATGTTATCATTTGTCCCCACGGAGAACTTTTAATGACTGATCAACCAGTTTCTTCTTCTTACATTGACGAGCTGCTTTCTGAGCGTGCTGCAGACATCACTCATCGCCGCAACTCAGGTATTGAAGACAAATGGCGTCGTGCTAGAATACAATTTTCTTGTGGTGATGCAGAAAAAGTAATTTCTAGTAAAGGAGAAAAGTCCACTACTCTTGATGGGTCATTAGTCAGTGCTTATTCTGAGCCTGATAATAATGGCCGATCTACTGTTTCTGTGAATATCACTCGTCCTTATACAAATGCAGGCACCGCAAGAACGGCAGATTTATTGCTTCCTGCAGGTGAACGGGACAATTGGGACTTGCGTGAAACCCCAACTTCTGATATTGAAGCTCTTCGTCCATATTTTGAACAGCAACCTGAATTGTTGCAAATGGTGTCCTTTAAGTTAGCTGAGAAACTTCAACAACCCCCTGAAGCACGTACTGCTGCAATTGCTAAATGTCGTGAAATCATAAAGGATTATTTGATTGAGGCAGATTTTGCTTCTAAAACTCGTAAACAAATTAAAGAATCTGGGCTTCCTGGAACCGGTATTATTTATGGACCTTTTCCAGAGGAACGTAAAACGACACCAGACGTAAAACAGGCTGTGGAGATACTTATTACTGCAGTGCCTGAAAGTGAGCGAGAGGTTCGTCGATTTGAACTTGAGATGAAACTTCTTAAACGACCGGCTCTTGAACTGGTTCCAGTTGAGAATATTTATCCTGATAAAAAGTGTGGAGGTTGTATCCACAATGGCGATCATATATGGCAAGTAGTGCCAGATCTTACCAAGAGTCAACTTCGTAAGCTTAGGAATTCTACTGGATATTTTACTGAAGAGCTTGATTATTTGCTGACTCAAGAGCCTGAGAGTGTTAAAGAGGTTGGTGGTCCAAAAAAGAAATCGTTTGAAATCTGGCGTCGTACTGGAGAGGTTAATGTCACTAAATTAGTTAAGAGTCAAGAAGAATTCGATCAACTTTATAATCAGCTTGGTAAAGCGTCAATTCCTTATGATGAAGCTTGTGATTGTTTTGAGTGGTTACAATTAGAATTCATTAATGATCGATTAATCAAGGTTAATGCACTGCCGACTGATTCTCAGCGGCTTCCTTACAGACTTCTCGTATGGGAAGAGCGTACTGATTCTCCTTTTGGTATGGGGATTCCTGAACAAATTGAAACTCCTCAGCGCGGACTTAATGCGGCTGTGCGGGCAGCTCAAGACAATCTCGGCTACTCTGTTGGATTTGGTATTGCCTACATTGATGGTATTATTGAGTCAACGGATGGAGATGAAACATACCGGCCTTACAAAGTTTATAGAGTTTTGCGAGACCAGCTTATGAGTTTAGCTGGTAAAGAGATTGCACCAAAAGAGGCTATTCAGGCTTTAGAGTTTCCCAATTATCTCAATCAGATTCTCCCTTGGATTCATTATTGGTTGCAGATGGCAGAACAAACTACTGGGTTACCTTTGTTGCTTCAGGGACAAAAAGCCACTGACTCAGTTGGTGTTACCAATGCATTGATGGGGAGTTCAACTACCAATCTTCGACTTTTTGTCAAGCACTGGGATGATGACGTTTGTAAACCAATCATCACTGAGCTATACAATTGGGTGCAACTTTATGGTCCTCCCGAAGCTCAAACAGATGCAGTTGCTTGGCCGCTTGGTTCTGCTATTCTTGTAGAAAAGGAATTGCAGCAACAAGCACTTTTGCAATTGTTACAGCTTGCTCCAAATCCTGCTTTTGGTCTTAGTCCAAAAACTCTTGCTAAACGCCAAGTTGAGGGTTTCGGTTTTAATTATGATGACGTGAAGGCGACAGATGAAGAGATGCAGCAAATGCAAGAGGCTGCAAGTCAACCTGAGCCAGCAGTGCAAGTTGCTCAAATTCGTGCTGAAACAGATATTCAGATTCAGCAAATGAAAAACACAATTGCTGAAATGAAAGCTATGTTGGATGCTCAAATTAGGGGAGCTAATATTGAGCAGGCTCGTGAGGCGGTACAAACTCAAGGTCTAGCCAACATAGCTCAAGAAGTGGTGCGTACTGAGGGAGCACAAGAAACTAAAGTTCTTAGCGCAGAACTTGATCCAACTAATCCGTTGGTGGGGAGTGCTCCTGATTTTGTTCCTGCAGTCTCTCCTCCAAATCAACCGGGAGCTACTAGGGAATCACCGCCATTAATAAGTGATGAGGATCTTGCGGCGTTGGGCCTCTGATGGTTGTTATGGGTACTTTTAAACTCAAATCAATCTCGATGGGTGGACGGATCTACCTTGACCAGGAAACACTTCTTGACTTTTTAAGTAATCGTGATACACTCGTGACAGACAAATTGAAAGTTCATGGGACATCCCAAACAGACACCGAATACCTTCGGGGTCAATTATTCGAACAAGAGATAATTAAAAATGCCATTCAGTCTTCAACATAAATTTCAAGATGAGTTTGACCCAGACGTAGGTACTGATCTGGGAGGAAATTCAGAAGAGTTAAATGAGGAAGAGAGCACGGGTGAGGCTGAGCCTCAACCTTGGGAAGAGCCTTTTGGTTCGCTCCGCGAGTCTGTGTCTGCAATGGAAGGGCGATTCGGTGAACAACTAAGTCCCTTACAGCAGCAACTTCAAGAAGTTCAGCAGGCTCTGGGAAAACAGACTGCAGTTGACGTTCCAAATGACAAGCTTGCAGCTATTGAAGCTCTTTTCACCAGTTATGACCCGAAGTTTGAAGGTATTGGAGATTTGCTTCGAGATTTGCTTACTTCATCGATAAAGCAAACTCAGCTTGATGGAACATTTTTGCAACCTCATCTGGAGGCTTTTGGTAACGATCTTCGTTACGAAACCGCTTCTAATTGGCTCCATGATGTTGTGAGTCCGAAACTTAGCTTCGATCAAGAAGCTCTTGTTAATGAGGCTAATCCGCAAGCTCCTTCTACTGATCTTCAGCGAGCTTGGTTGCAATTCTGGAATACAGCTTCTGCGGCCCAGCGTAAGGTTCTCACTGCAACGCGCCAGGATGGTTCTGTTGCTTATCCTCGTGAGTTTGGTCAAGTCATGCTTGCCTTTGACAAACGGTGGAGTAAACTTTCTCAGGAAAAAAATGAGTCGGCTGGAGGCGCATCCCGTCGGCTTGCCGGAGCAACTCAGACTCGTTCGTCTGGACGTTCCACAACTGGGTCTAACCAACTTCGATCTGAAGAAGATGGTTGGAAATCTGTTTTTGCGGCAAGCTAAAGAGGTAAATATTCATGGCTGGCCATCGTTTTGCAACTGATACTGCTCGAATTGGTGCTGTAAAAGCGTCGATTCTAAAGCATGCTATGTTTGAAGAGTGCCTCAGCTCCGCGGGTGAGACTGAGCCAATGCCCAAGAATTCGGGTAAAACGTTTAAATGGAAAAGGTGGATACTGCCATCTGGAACTGGCGGTGCCGGTGTTGATAATCAGTGGGTTGCTCCTGGACAGGATGACGAGATTGTTGATTACCATCGTACATCGGAGGGCGTGACTCGCGGGGCTGAGTCTATTTCTTCAACTATCATCACCGCGACGCCTTATCAGTTTGATGTGCTGTATACTTACAGCAATGAAACTGCGGAACTGTACGAGGATGATATTCCTGCTCAGGAAATTGAGTTTGCTGGTGATCGCATTCGATTGGTGCGTGAGCTGTATAACTATGGTAAGTTGAAGGGTGCGACTAACGCTTTTTATGGCGGAACTGGCACATCTACTGCCACCGTTAATGGTACCGTCACCAAGAACTTGCTTGAGAAAGTTAAGCGAGATCTGAAGAGATATTACTGCAAACCGCAGCACAAGGCACTGAAAAGTGGGCCGGAGTACGCAGTTTATCCCATTCAGGCGTCTTATCCGGTTTACTGCCATACCGATATGGAGCATGACATTCGGGAATTGCCGGATTTTAAGGGTGTGGAGGAGTATGGTTCGCAGCAACCGATTTCGCCCCAGGAAATTGGTGCTGCTTATGGTTTCCGCTTCATGATTGCTCCTGAGTTGACCTATTATCCGGCGGGTGGTGCGGCAGTTGGTGTGACTGGTCTTAAAGCAAACAATGCTACCAACATTGATGTTTACCCAATGATTGTCATTGGTCAAAACTTTTTCCGCCAAGTTGCTTTACGCGGTATGAATGCCATTGACGCCAATCACATTATGCACAATGTGAAAACCAAGTCCGATCCCGGTGGGCAACGTGGCTATGTGTGGGCGGGTACTTGGCACGCGGCTGAAATCACCAACCAGGATTGGGGTGCGGTTATTGAAGTTGGCGCGACGAGTTTGTGAGGTAAGTAATGGCTTCCGTTAAAAATCACATTCAGGAAGTCAGTGACACTGTAACCAGGAGAGCGCTCTATGCTCTTCTGGAAGCAGTACGTACTGATCTCAATTCGTTGGCAACATCAGTATCTGGTGTAACTGCTCAGCTCGATGCTGATGCCGGTGTTACAGATACTGATTATGCCGCTAACAACGATCCAACTTTGACTGTTACGGAGTAATTTTCATGTCTCTTGTTGCTGTTTCTACTCAAGTCTCTGGTTTGAGTGCTCAAGTGCTCAGTCAGGGTGGTATTCCGAATTCGGATACCATTCGCATCTTGCTTTATGGTACTTACACAGCGGCAGACTTTTATTTGTCTGTTGTTGATGGTGTGATGTGGAAACCGGGTAAGGTTCGAGTGCTTAACCTTACTGATGGCACTGGTAGCGAGTGGTATCTGGATGATACCGCTAACATGGTGAATTCCGGCTATACTCAACTGGCTGCTGGAGATAAAACGCTGGTTGCCAAAGCCAATGCTGGTGTTACTTGGTCAGGTGGTAAGCTGAATTTTGATGTGTCGGCTTGTGCACCTATTACCAATGATGATGAAGTTCTTGTTGAATTAACCCGAGGCTGATATTGTTTAGTCTCGAAATTGTTGGGGTTAGATGGTAATGTATATCATCTAACCCCAATTAATAATTAGGATAATTTTATGGCTATCTCTCCCTCTCGACGTGTTGAAGCTGATGACACTCCCGGACCGCTGCTGGATGTTCAGCCAGATAAGCTTATTGATGAAATCCCAGCAGGAGCTGATTATAAAGAGTTAATGGCTAGCATGGCTTTTATGGCTGAGCCAGTAGTCATTGTGCTGCATGCTCTTGGTCAGAATGAAGCTGAACCTGCGGTGCCAGTTGGTGTTAATGGTGATCGAGCCTATCTGATTCCTGGAATTCCTACGAGAGTTAAACGGTATCATGTAGCACAATTGCTTAAGGCTCGGCCAGATTACGTATCTCATAAAGGTGGTGAAGTCAGTGCTCCTGAAGAGAATCATAACCGATTCTTCAAACAGTCCACTTCACGCTACAATTTTGATGTTATTGAGGATACGCCGCGGGGTGCTATGTGGCTTCGTGAACTTCGTCGCCAATATACGAGACGTTAATGCGTGTTTCTGAAATGATAACTATCATGCGGGAACGCATGATCGATCAAGCTACGGCCGTAGATACAGATGATTCTGTATTATTTGATTGGCTTCAGCAAGCGTATTTACGTATTCAACGACAATCAAATTATTGGGGATTTTTGCATTCTCGTGGATTGATTTTTTCTAGCACATCAGGTACGTTTTCTTACTCTTTGCCGACCATTCGAGAAATAGACAGAAGAACAATGTACAGTGTCTTGGATGGTTCTTCTGTTAAACTCCCATTGTTTAATGGGAATTATAGTTTTTGGGTAGAAGAAAATCGACATTCGGTAATACCAACCGCGCAGCCACTTCAGCTTATTGAAGCTCCTAATAATAATTGGATTCTTTATCCAACTCCAAATAACATTTACCATGTTTATGGGGATTATTGGAGTCAGCCTGATGTGTTCATTGATGAAGATGATGAGCCAATTTGGCATGAAGATTTTCATAATCTTGTCTGGTTGACAGCTTTAGCTACAGGAATTCCACGCACAATAGAGGATCGGTATGCTGAGTCTGCTAGAGCTGAGCTTGTAGCTAACATTCCAAGTATCTTAACAGAATTTCAACGAAGGTACCTTCCAGATTTTAAAGGGTTATCTGTGAGGTTTTAGGCATTCATAAATAATGACCTTCCCTTAAATAATAGCAGGTGGTTAATGTAATAATATTATTAAATAATAAAATCAATGACACTTTTCCTAAACAATTATAGCGGAACTGATACAATAGTTGTTTAGTTAAAAGCCGCAATAAGCTTTTAAAGAGAAATATTAGAATGCCTGTAGATAGAATTAAAGAAGTTTTTGATTCTTTCTATCAAAAGCATCATGACAAACTAGCGTGGGCTTTTGTTATCGCCATTGGTACTGGATTTTCAGCAGGTATTGAATTTGGGTATTGGCGTTGGACCGTCTTGAATCCTGCTGTTGAACAGGTTGCTCAACACACGAAAGAATTAAAACAACGAGAAAAAGAATTTGAATGTTTCAATCAAGACATTAGTGCACGAATAGCCCGACTAGAAGGTAAATTGGGCTCTACTAATACTCCTGCTTATCGAAACTGCTATCAGTATGATTGAATCCCTTAACATTGGTCCTTGGCCCTTAGGTATTGATAATATACAAAACAGTATACATTCTGTTTTTCAAGTATCAGAGCAAGGATCAAGATTAATTGAGGCTACTGATGTTGATATTTTGTCTGATGGTTTCATTGCTTCTCGCAAAGGAACTGAAGTTGTTCAAGGAGTAACTGCAGGAGAAGGTCTGTTTGTTGCGAATGGCCGTATGTTGCATCAAGATAATGGAGTGCTTTATTTAACAGAAACAGCAACCCCTCTTGTGAATGGATTGATTCGTAGAGCAACTGTTGTTGAGCATGCTGGATTGACATTCATTTCTGATGGAGTTACACATAGGGAGTATGATGGGGTTCAGGTTCGCAATTGGGGATTGCCTGTTCCTGTGGTGATTCTGGGAACTACTACTGGTAATTTAATGGCAGGAACCTATTTGGTTGAAGTTTCGTTTTCTGATGCTCGAGGTAATGAAGGAGGCACCAGTAGAACATATACAATTGTTCTTAATGGGGCACAAAATATCACTGTTGACGTTTCTAATGTAACTACGGATACTACCCATGTTAATGTTTATGTGAGCCGAAGTACAACAACTAGACCTCAATTTGTGGCTCAAGTTGTGATTGGAAATCTTCCATATACAGTTACTGGTGTAAGTGTGGCGGAATCTGATCCTCCTCGTACTAAGGAAATGTCCGGTCCTTGGGGTGAAATCACTGGTGCTTGTTCTTTTCGAGCATTTTTGTTGATCTGGCGATACAATGTTGTAGTTCGATCAGAAGCACAAGAACCCCACTTGTTTCATGGTGATTCTATCTATCAATTTCCACAAGATGTTACAGTTGTTGCTGGCTTGTTGGAGGGTTTTTGGGTTGGAACTGAGGGTGGTTTGTGGTGGGTTTCTGGTGCAGATCCTTCTCAGTGGATTCCAGTACAACGTACACATGATCCAGTATTTTCTGGAACTTTGATTCTTCCAAGTTGGAAGCTTCGGGGAACTGAGCAGACTAATCTTGCTGCTGTATTCGTTACTGAGCGAGGTTTGGTTGCGGGTATGGCAAATGGTATGGTTGTTCCCTTAACGTATAAGCGTTATACATTTTCTTCTGGGTCTCGTGCTTCTTTTGCATTTGTTGAAAAAGAAGGTCTTGAACAAATTCTCATTGCGGTGAGTTAAGTGGCTACTTTTGAAGAACAATCAGACTTAGTTGTTGATCGTGTTCGAGATCTTGCAACACTTGCTGAGCAAGCTGTTGTAGATGCTAATCGTTATTTGCAAGATTTGGCAACAGCTCCTACATGGACAAGCGCAAACGCAGTTGACATAAATATAGGTACAAATGTATCGGTTAACTGGCCAACAACTATTAGTGCTCCGACTACCCCTGTTGAACCAGAATATGAAGCAGATGCTCCTACAGCTCCAACTATTACGGCTGTAATAAGGCCAGCGGGAATCACAGTTAATGCCGCTCCTGATTGGGATGTAGACCTTTCTGGGGCACCTAGTGATATGCCAGCTCTGAATTTGTCTGCCCTACCAACACTTGATACATTACCTGAAATTACAGCTGTAGCTCCCATAATTGATGTTGATGCTCTGGATACGGATTTTGTATTTAATGAGCCCGTTTATACTGAACGTGTTTCTTCAGAGATCCAAGTTGAACTTGAACGGGTGTTGGGTGGTGATCTTGGAATTCCACAAGCAGTGTGGGATGCTATGTGGGCAGAGGTT